TCTTATGTCAAGATGTTGTCAACACGGAAAATTCTGTAGTACTGGTTAGAACGGTTAGCCGCTAGACCATCCGCAGCATCTGAACCAACGAATGGGTTTGATGCCATGCCATAACGAGTTTTAAACCCGATACGTGGCTGGAAGTCGTTCTCACCAACTGCACGTACCATAGTTAGTGGTACGTATGGGCAGTAGAATACACCTGCGTCATATGGGTTTGTGCCCTTATAACCAACAGTGATGTAATCTGTGTTTGCATATGGATCGATATACACACGGATACGGCCGTTTAGAACACCTGCAAATGTGTTACCTGTGTCATCAACATTCAAGTTTGTTGACAACGCTGGAGCATAATCCAACATACCTGAAGCCGCAAGCGCTGTAGCAACGTCTGAAGAACAGATAACCATGTTACCTTTTCCTCTACGTGTTTCTTTTGCGATTGTGTTTGCTTCACGATCTAGTTGAACGCCAAGACCTTTGAATTTTTCAGCTGACCAACGACCATCGGCATCAGATGACAAGTCAAAGATACCTTTAGTTGTTACGTTAGCTTGACGTGCACCAATTTTCGCTTGAGCGTTAATTGTGCGAACAACCTCACGGTTAATTTCAGCCAAGATTTCTGTTGACAAGATGTTTGCCAATTCTGTCTCTGCGTCTAGACCATGGATTGCTTTCAAGTCTTGTGCAAGCTCTAGTGTATATTCTGCTTTCAACGCACGTGACTTCGCTGTCACAGTTGCTTTTTCAATGGTGAAACCCATTTCAGCAAATGCCTCACCAGTATTACCTAGTGCTTCAGCTTCTGCTGTTGTGTATGCATCACCAGTTACTGGAACGTAGTCTGCACCTGAATCAACGATGGTTGCGTCTGCATCAGTATCTGAGATACCTGCTAGACCAGATGGACCTTCTGAACCACCTGAAGTAGTTGAAGAATCACCTGAGTAGTTAACTAGCGCTTCGTTGAATAGTGCTTCTGTACCTGAACCTGTACCAACTGCACCAGCTTTTGTTGTTTTGTAGCGTGATTTCATTGCAAAAATCAAGCCTGTTGGACCTGACATTGGCTGAACACCACAAATATCGTACGCCATTAGGTTTGGCATCGCACGACGTACTAGTGAGATTAGAATTGGGTTCCAGTTAGATGCAGCACCTGTGCCACCATCTACTGTAGATACACCGTTACCAGCTGCGTTAGCTGCTGTTTCCATTAGGCCTTGCTCATGCAAAGCTTTCTCTGTATTCTCTAGAACGGCTGCAGTAACAGAACGCTTGTGTGCGTCAGCAATTGTACCCGCTGACTCTTCGTTCAATACTGGAGACCATTTCTCTACGAGACGATCATAAGTTTGTTCCATTATAGGATCTCCTAATTACTTAATTGTTTTTCTAAGGGCACTGACATAATCAGCCATTGAACCTGTCAATTCAATTGCATCATCTGCTGCATCATCTTCAGAATCTTCTGAAATTGGTGAAGTTGCAGGTGTTGCTTTGAAATAAGATTCTTTTAGAGTTGCAACTTTTGCTGCAAAATCTTCTTCTGATTCAAAGTCAATGCTCTCTGCGAGTTTAGTAAGCTTTTCAACTTGAGTGTCTGCTAGATCACGAGAAGCTTCACGAATGATTGCCTCGCGCTTATATCCTTCTAGCTCTTCTGCAAGTCCTAGAGCTTTTGCAGTTGCTTCGTTTACTTGTTCTTCAAGTTCATCGTTTGCTGCTGCAAGTTCGTCTACTAGGTCGATTTTAGACTCAGGAACTTCAACATAAGATTCAGTGAATACGTCTTTCAACTTCTCCATGAATCCTTCTGCGATTTCTGCACGTAGTCCAGATTGAATCGCTAGTTCATTTTCCTTCATCCAATTCTCAACCACATAGTTGAGGTAGCTGTCTACTTTTTCGACTAGATCTTCTTTAGTCGCTTGAATTTCTTCGTCCAATTGTGTTTGGTACTCAGTTTCAAGACGATTGATCTCTTCGGCAAGTTTAGACTTTACCGCTGCTTCAAAGATTACTGCTGTTTTGGCTTTAAACTCATCAGAGAGTGTTGCCTCAGATTCCACCAGAGCGTTAAGGTCCTCACTAAAGTCCCCATCAAATTCAACGTTTTCTGCCTTCATCGCTGCTGGAGCAGCAGGTGCTTTTTGCATTGGTTCGCTGTTACTCTTATCGCCTTTACGAGCTTTCGCTTTAGGGCCTTTATCTTCAGCTGCATCTACAGATGCTACTGATTGAGCTTCAGCATTTTTTGGATCATGAGCTTCTTCGATTTCCTCGTCGAGCTCTACATCCAGATCTTCTACTTGATCAGTCATGTTTGATACTCCTAATTAATTAGATTTCAGTAACGAGAGGAAATTTTTAAACTCACGAACCTGCGTTTCATATAGATCCGCACGCGGAGCACGTTTAATTTCAGTCTCTATTTTTTCAATTTCTTGAGCTTCAATGATGCCATTATTCCAGACCCACTCTACACCTTCCATAA